TAAGTCTAAAGGTATTAATGCCATATTAAGCCGCTATTTGTGTCCAAGTTACAGAGTTATTAGTTATTAACTCCCATTTCTCTCTACCAATTGTAGCTGTTCCTGATGTTGATGATACTATACCACCAACACGTTGTACTCTGTTGCACGTTGCTGTAATACTTGACTCAGGTTGTGTAACTGCATGACCTTGAAATATTTTCTCTGAGTCACTTGCTGTGCTTGAGTTTGTAGAATTGTTTGGTGTTGTTGCTGTGCCACCCATTCCTGAATGCAAAGAACAATAGTAATATAAGTCAGGCGTTCCATCTGCTACAACTATTGTAGACTGCGTTGATGAGTTATGAGTTACACCTGTTGTATATTCTGTTCCACTTGCGTGAGTACCATTAGAGGTTATAGAAAATCTTAATGGATGTCCTGATGGGTAATTAAACACATACGTGTTGCCTTCAACTAAGAATTGTGCTTCTTGTTGTACGCCATTTATAAAGTATTTATTAGCACCACTCACACTAGCAACAGTTACCTCGTTTGTATGAGTGCTACTCGTTGACGCAATACCACCTCTTGTAGCAAATCCGAGTACGGTAATACTGGCTACTGCTGTTGGTACACCTGAACCAAATCTAACACGATTACATATCGCGGCGCTTGTTGATGCAACGCTAACAGTCGCTGATGCACTAATCATAAACACACCACTCACAGAAACTGTTGCTACTGCGTTAGCTGTTTGTGGACTTGTGCGAACACGCATCACACTTTCAGTTATGCTAGATGTTGTAGTCGATGTAGCTGAACCTGTTCTTACTCTTGCACCATTACCAGTTGTAGTAACAGTAGTAGTTGAAGCACCATCAATAAGTGCAGAACCTTCAGGTACACGTCTAACACCGACAGTCATGCCTGAGTTAACAGTTGTACTAGAAGTTGCTATTCTTACTCTAGCACCTACTGCTGTTGCACTTGACGTTGCTGTGACTACTGTTTGTAAGTTGTCATCACCATCAAATACACCAACACCATACAGCCAATCGCCATAAAGACGAGAAGAAGTATCTTCAATAATAACTACTTCACCACTACAAGTGGCACTAGATGTAACAGTCGTAGAAGCATCACCACCCATTGTGGTAATCCAATTTACACCATTAGCACCTGAAGTAGCAGTTACTGTAGCAGAAGCATCCTTTACATCACCTGCACTTGAGCCGAATGACCGTAAACCGTAATACGATTCACCATACTCAAAAGCCATTTACTTAATTAGTTAAGTGTAATGTCTAGGTCACCTGATGGCACACGAAACACGTCACCAGTTTCAATAGTCTTGTTTGACGATAAAGCCGCATAAGCCATTAAGTTACCTGATGATGAAGCATCGTAAACACCAACGTGTGTTACTGTTCCATAGTTTGCTGTAGCTGTAGGAAATTCTACTGCCGCGTTATTAGACGTAGTGTTACCTGATGTTGTAAATGCAACTGTCTGACGTGCATAACCACCACCACTTACCTCAGTAACTGAACCTGCTTCGCCATCTGCTACTGCTGTGAACAACGCTAAGTATTTTGTAGTTGGAGCTGTGTAAGCCGCACCTGCGAATACGTGGTCTAATATCTCTGTTTCTAAGAAGTTTGAAAAACTCATACTAATCCTCTCACTTTAAGTGTTAACCCTGACCCACTAAAACGTGCATTGTCAGAATATTCATTTAATCTAGCAACTGCGGCAGAATACATCTGCGCCCAAACTGCTACCCTTTGGTCTTCTGCTAAATACGGTGCTGAATGTAATAACGCTCCATAGAGGTATACATCAGGTGCTTCTAGCAAAAGCCAGTTATCTGAATTGCTACTAAGGGATGGTACTTTCTGATAGTAAAGCAACTCAAAATCTGTGTCGTTTCCCGGAGTTGGGTACAATTGAAATTGTCCATCTGCGTGTGTGTACATTATTGGTGTTCCTGTGGCATCACTCTGAGCTTGACGTTTGTCAGCCATAGCATCTCTAGAAACTAAGTTTAAAACTGTAGTGCCTGTGCCTGTAAGATGTAATCTTATCGTTTCTAACCAATCAGCAGGAGTTTGCATATACTCATCGTTTGCTGACTGTTGTCCACTAGACCTTGCCTCCATCTTAAAGTGTCTTACGTCTCTGTTTATCTGAGCCTCAGCCAATGTAATAAAGTCAGGTATTACTGCTGTAAGGTCATCTCTGTTTAGGAAGTCAGCTATAGAAGCTTTTAGTCCTGTGTAATTAGATAAAGCCATATTAGTATCCGAATCCTAAATTGTTAACTTCTCTGTTTGACATTGCGGCTCTTTGATTTTGGAGTAACACTTCATCTTGCATACCATAACCAGTTGCTATAGAAGGGTCATCTACTATCATTTGCATGAATCCTATTTTACCATCATCGTCTGATTGTTGCCAATGTTGAATAATTGGCACTTGTTCAGGTTCGGACAAGCCGCCTAATATACTAGCAAATTTACTTTGTAACTCTTGTATGTTTAGTTTTTTTGGTATTATTGGATTGCCATAAGCATCTGTTTTCATATTAGCAAATTCAGTATCAGATACAGCTCCCGGATTACGAGTAGGTTTTTTTAAAGGGTCAAATTCTGTGCCTGTGTCTTTGTCCATAAAATATGACATTTCTTTATCAGACACTCCACCTTTAGAGTTTTTGTTCATACCCATTTGTAATAAACTTAATATTCCATTTGCCATAGTGTCTCCTATCTAATTAAGCAGTAGTATATCATTACTTTTTGTTCTTTTTCTTTCGTTTTAATCTTTCTTCGCCTAGTTTGATTGCTTTATCAATTGTTTCTTCACTCAATAAAGTGTTTAGTTTTTGACCCATTAACGATTTATTTTGTGGTGCAATATTTGTTTTAATTGTTTCTGTTGTTATTGGTACACCTGCTTTTGTTTGTGCATTTATTAAATCTAACAAACTGACTGGTTCTTTAATACGACCTTGGAAACTACCACCAACAGCTTTATTATAAGTTCTATGAGGTGAATCTAAAATACCTCTAGATAAATCAGCTTCCATAATATTGTGTAAAGTAAATGGGTCAGTAAATAATTGTGTCGGGTCAGCATTAGCAAGTTGATGCTCTAGCATAGAACCTATCTTAGATTTTGCGTTTGTATCTAAGTGTCCAATTAATGCAATACGTTGCATTCCTGTTAGTTTAGTTAAGTCTACATTCTTAATACCTTTAAAGTTAGGATTTAATTTAACTTTTTCACTTGGTTTAATTTTGTTGCCATCTGCATCTTTGTAATGTTTAAGGTACTCTTGCGCTCTAACTTTATCATCGATAACTTTCATTTCTGCATCAGTCAAGTTAGCTCTTGCCGCTTGTATCATTGTGTCTGACATTTGTACTGAGAAGTTAATAGCACCACCGCCCATTTGCCAAGGCATTATAAGTGGTGGGTCTTTACTTAGCTTTTGTGCTTCAGTTAAATTGTTCATTAACGCTGACATAGCTTTTTCATCATTCGCCCAAGCTAAATCAGGATTGTCTAATGCAAATGCTTGACCACCTTCATCTTTACTACCTCTAGCAAGTTCTTTACCTGCAACTTCCATAGTTGTTTGACCTGTTGCAGATGTGTCAGCCATAGGAAATATAACAGAACGTCCTGCGTAATCACGCAAAGAGACTTGTGGCTCTTCTAATAAACCACCTACTTTTACATAGTCAGGAATAATTTCTTTATTCTCTAATGCTCTTCTTAGATTATCATCCATGATTCTATCTCTACCATAACCTGCCGCTAGATTCTGTGCTTCAGTTGGACTCATACCTTCGTACCTTACAGCATCGCTTAATAATCTTCTGCTTTCATTGCGACCCGATACAAATCGTTTGAACTCTTCTAAATCAGGACTCGAAATTAAATTACCTTCATAAAGTTTATTTATAATTCCATTTACTTGTTCAGGTGGATAACTTTGCAATAATTTTTCTGAACCAGTAGCATCATCAGCAAATAAAAATGGGTCAACTTCTATGTTTTCATTTAATAAAAAATCACCTACTGTTTTACCACTACCTTCAGCATCAACTGCATCTTGTATTTGATTGTAAATCATTTTTTCAGTTTGCGTAAGCCTAGCTAACCATTCACCTTCTAATGCAAGATACACATTATTTCTAACATTTCTTAAAGTATTTGCATCTTTTGGACTAACTGTCATAGGGTCTATCGTAGCTGTATCTAATGATTCTAAACCAACAGCTATATTTTCTTTTCTTTTGTTGTGAGCATTTATTTGTTGTGGAGACAATGTAGGGTCTTTTAATTGTTCATTAATTTTATCGTTTTCTAATTCTAATACTTTTTTAAGTCCAACCATATGAGCTACACTAGAGTTTCCACCAGTAGCAAGGTTGTCTGCATTTTGCACAGCATGTTGCACTTCATGAACAATAATGTCTTTATGTGCGGCAGTCAAACCTTTTGATTGGTCTACAAATATTTCTATTTCACGATTGTTGTGGCTAATTGAACCTTCTAATCCAGTTGGAACAAATTTATTGTTTTCATCTCTGCCTACTTGACTGGGTCTACCATTTTTAGTTGTCAAACCTGCAAGTAAAGTTATGTTGTAATCTTTTAATTCAGGATAATTTTCAAACAATTCAGCATGAGTAAACACATCTTCTGCTTTATATGTACCTAACATTTCTCCAAGTTCTACATCTTTTGGTAAATCGTTTAATTCATCTATAACTTTAGGAGTGAACTCCATATTAACATCGTTAATGTGATGTACTAAATCACCTCTTGGCGTAATAAAATAATTTGTTTCTTTAAAGACTTTAGCTACAGATTCTTTGTTAACTCCCATTTCATTAAACATACGTTGAGCTTTCATTTTAGCTTCTATCTGTGAGCCAAACTTTTCTTTGTTCCATGTACTAGATTTTCTTGTACCGAACATTTGTGTGCCTATAGTATTACCGAATGGTGCTGTATTGTCTACAACTCTTTCTAATACTTGTGTTGCTTTTGGACTTAGTTTAGCTAAGTTTTTTGGTAAAGATGCATATCCTATTAATCCTTCCAACCCATAGTTTTGAGCAATTTCACGTCTAACTTGAGGGTCAAGTAAACTTTGTCCTGCTAATTCCATAGCTTCTTCATTAGCTTTCATTGACTCAGTTTGTGCTTTGTCTTTAATTCCTTCTAATTTATCAAATAAAGTATCCGGCAATATTGCACTATTAATGACATCTGCTGTATTCGTCATTGCACCTTGTGCTACATTAAACAAACCAGTAGCTGTATCAATTGGATTATAAACTGCACTTATTACATCTTTTGCTAGACGTGGTACTTGAGAAGGTAAGTTATATATTGCATTACCTGTTGATTTTAACAAATTAGGTTCAGTTGTAGTTTCTCTGCCATACAAAAGACCTTCAGGAACTCCAAGGTTTTTTAAGTTGGATACTCTTTTGTCTACACTATTTAGTGCGTTCTCTTCTGAAAACATATCGAATAAACCACCAACTACTTCTTCTTTGTTATCCCACATGTTTTTAAGAAAACTACTCATACAATACCTTTCATATTACGTCTCATTGGTTTATCCCAGTTCTCGTTAAATGGTTTGTATCCTATAGCCATATATCTCATAGCATCACAAGCGTGTGAACTCCAATCGTGTCTTGGTCTCATCCTCCATGTCTTGCCATTGTCATCCCAGTCTCTACTGTAAGCAAGTAATGAGTCAATCAGTTTCTCACATGATACCTCATCAAAATAGCATTTGTCTAGCATTGTTCTGACTTGTTGTATGCCATCGTCAATTAGCAATGATGGTGCTATCTCTATGTTATGTATTCCTAAGTCTTGTAGCATTTCAATACGTGACTTACCTGAGCCTAATTCTCTAACTCTAACATCATGAGGCAATACGTGTTGGTCATAGACATAACCTTTGTCCTGCAACACTCTAACGTAATGCTCTAGTCCTACACCACTAGCTTCATAGAAATCTATAATGTGTATCTCAGCTCCTACAAACTGTGCAAAAACTATTGATGTGCTGTCACCTATTCCTAAATCCCATGCAGTTATTACACCTTTGGCTCTGTCATATCTAACCTTTGTAATTCTGTTTTCATCTTTGGCTCTGCGTAATTCAGCAGAATAATATGCACCTTCACTAAAGACAAGATAACCACCTTCCCATATGTGTTCGTATGACTCCGGACGTTTCTCTTTATCTTCTAGTCTTTGCTCATCAAGAACTGTTGGAAACCAAGGGTTATCCTGCCAATTCATTTGTACTATTTTAGCATCGCTTGGAAAATTCTCTCTAAATCTTTCATGTGTTGCTGAATATTTAGACTCAGGATTCCAAGTTACCCATACTTCAGAGTTAAATCCTATGCTCTTATCTTCTTCTCTTACAGTAGGTAAAAGTAAATCCCATGCTCTACCACTTACTGACTCAGCTTCATCGACCCAAGCAATAAGAATACGTGACTGTGATTTAATACTATCTAGTGAACGTCTTAGTCCTGCGAAAGTGTAAGTTATATTGCCATCTTTTGACCTAATAAATCTTTCACCTATCTCATAATAATCTGCTAACCAATCTACACTAAGTATTGCTGTTTTTACTTCAGCCATAGATGATTCACTAAGCGAGTTCATAAACTCACGACCACAAAGTATTGTGCCTCTTACACCTGACATGCCCCAACGATAACCAAAGACTGCTGTCATCAATGCAAAACTTCTAGTCTTTGAACTACCTCTGCCTCCATAGCTACCACGTATTCGAGCTGTGCCTTCAAAGACAGGGATTAATTTATCAGGTAATTGTACTTCAGCTACTTGACTCATTCTTGCTAACTAATTGTATGACTGTTGGCTTCATAGATTCATCACTAGATGTTATGTCTTGCTCCATCTTATCGTGATAGCCATGCTTACCTAATACAAGCTTAGTTATTGCTGAATTAAATGTGTTGTTAAGACCATTGTTAACGAGGGTTTTAGACTGTACTTGCATACATCTCCCTAATATGTACGAAAACCCCTTGTTTTTATCTTTTGCCCAAGAGTATAACGTATCTCTGCTTAAGC